TTGCCGAAGTGTAGTTCCGTGCCTCATGGACAACGGAACCATTGTTAATGATGGCAAATGCTTTGCAACCTATTATAGGGATTGCAGCCCACATTCCATCATTTGTTACATAACCTTGCGGATCTCCAGCAGTATCATCTAAGACACCAGGACGGTCAATAAAGGGTTTCTGAAAGTTAGAACTTGGCATTGACACTTACAACAGTTGCATTAGGATTGCGAGCAAGTGCAACCTGTTTTGCTTCAGAATAGTCACGGGCATGAACGGTCTCATAAAAGACTTTACCAGCAACATAGAGTTTGACTTCGCAGAGCATGGTGGTTTCGTTTGATTACCTTAGTATTATAGCAGGGAGGAGCAGAAACCCTGCTCCTGGTGGACGGTTTCGTAACTGGTCAGCGACGGATCACGGACACAGCAGGCAGACCCTGTTGGAAAACGGTGTCTACGACCGCCTGAACGCTCTTGGCGGTGCTGATACCCACTTTATCATAGACAGGCACACAGACCAGTCCAAAGGTCTTCTGAGACCCTCCCAGACGGATGACACGCCCAATGGACTGGGAGATTCCGATGTAGTCCATATTACGCATGAACAGGACTGCTTCCAGACCGCTGACGTTGATGCCCTCGGACAGGATGCTGTGGTGCAGAACAACAAACTTCTTAGAGGAATCCTTACCCCAGGCATTCAGAGTGTCAAAGAATACCTCACGATTGACCTTCTGACCGTCAATAATGGCACCAGTCTTGGAAGTAATATACATCACCGAATAACCACGCTCGGACAACTCTTTGCGGAAGTCAGATTCTGCAAGAAGTTTGACAATCTGCTTGGTAGAACGAGCACAGATGAGAATCTTATCCAAGGAGTTCTCATCAATAGTGTCCAGCAGGTTCTGGGAATCACGGTCAGCAATCATCTGCTTGTCCTGAACCATATCCAGTTGCTTCACAACAACCTTAGGAGGAAGGATATAACCTTCTTCTACCAACTTAGGAGCAGGAACATTGCAGATAACAGGACCATAAACCTCAGGATCATTCATCCCAGGCTTGGAAATAGTAATAGAATGCTTAGGAGTAGCAGTGAAGAAATAGCAGCGGTCAGCAACAGCAGAGAAGTGCTCCGTAGCAGGAAAGAAGTTACGTTGAACCGAATTGTGCGCTTCATCAAAGTAAATGTAATCAACGTTGATGTCTGCCTCTTGAAGACGGGGCAGGGAGTGATAGGTGGTGAAGATCAGTTGCTTACGGTATGCTTGCTGACTCCAATGACGAATCACAGAAGGTTTGGTGCTGCTGAAGTGATGAGTCTCACCACTGTGAACGTGCATCACAGCAACATCAGTGTGAAACTCAAGAAACTCAGCAGACAACTGCTCGGCAAGCAGAATACGGGGAGCAACCACAACCACGATGCCACGATCGCAGGCATCAAGAAAATCAAGAGAATCCTTGATCATACACATGGTTTTGCCACCACCCGTAGGGATGATGACCTGCCCCTTGTCGTGTGCCAGCATGGCGGTCAGAGCATCCTGCTGGTGGGGTCGGAGTTGCATCACAGTCCTCATCGCGTATAGGACTATTATAGCACAATGGGGACTCTACCGATGGGCTCTGTGACAGTTCCCTAACTGGTTAAAAATAGTTAAAATTTATAACAACTCTTATCTTTTCGTTAGTACAAGTAGTTCCAGTATGTTCTTCTTTACAGTCAAAAGTAACTAACCTATTCTCTACACTCTCAACCTTTGTTCCATTCTTAAACAAAGTATATCCATTGTTTGTATTCACATAGAATATAGAAGTCTTTGCACCATCATAATCATAATCAGTATGATATTGATGTTGTATTATATTTTCGGTTCTAGTAGTTAGATTTGCTTTAATTCTTATTAAAGATCTTGGACTTAATTTATCAATAATGGGATAAAGTAATTTTATATAATCACTAGTTATGGCATCATTATCATAAAATCTGTGAATAAATTGATGATTATCTAGGTAATCATTTTTACTATCAGTATAATCGACCAAAGGATTATAAAACCATCCTATTCCACCACATAAAAATGTATTCTTGATAAGAGAAATCTCACTCTCCTCTATGAGATTATTATGAAGCTTCATAATTCATCTCTTCAACCGGGACAAAGGTAGTCTACACGGATTTTATGATAGTGTCAAGCTTGTGCTAATGCCACCAACAGTAAACGTCAAAATAGAACCAGAAACGCTAATTATAACAGCTCCTCCTGTACCACTGGTAAATCCTTGTGTCGCAGTTACAATACCAGCAAAATTTTGTGTACTACTGATAGTGGTGATTCCAGAATTTGTTGTTGCTGTTATATTATCGCCAGCAACTATGGAGGTAATAATTCCCGTTAAACTAGATCCATCACCAGTTGTTGTTAGATAAGTAGAAGAGTCAACACTACCATCTGCCTTTAAGAACTGACTAGAAGTTCCTCCATCCTTTACGATGGTGTTTCCAGTGATAGAACCAGAGGCAACTATATTTCCACCAACATCTAGTTTTTCTGCTGGTGAGTCTGAATTAATGCCAAGATTTCCAGAACTCGTCAGTTTCATTATAATATCTGAACCAGTTCTCAACCAGTTAAATGCCGTTCCCAGACCACTTGGATTTAGATAGAAGTTGAGATTTCCAGTATCATAGTTTATAATATCTAGTGACTCATCTGTACTATAAGGATATGAACCAAGTGTATTTCCATGACCAAAACGAATTTGTCCATTATCTATACTTGGAGTTGTGCTTCTTCCGAGAGTAATTATAGCCTCATTAGAACCATCACTCGTAACCTGTAAGGAAGAAATGCCAGTTTTTCTTATATGGAGTTGAGCATTTGGTGAGTTTGTTCCTACCCCAAAAGTTTCTGCATAACCTCTCGTCGATGCAGTTACAATACCAGCACTTAATGAATTAATAGATAAGTCTGCCGATGACGTAATACTAGAAGCAAGACTTGCAGTTCCAGTCAAATTGGCAATAATTGTTCCGGCATAAAAGTCTCCAAGAGAATCTCTGGCAACAATAGTAGATGCTGTATTAGCATTAGTTGCGGTTGTAGCACTATTTGGAATATCTGTTAATGATGCGCCAGAACCACTAAAAGTTGCCGCTGTTAAAGTTCCAGTTATTTCAGCATCACCATGCACTTTAAGTTCATCATCAGAGGCACCAGGACTGGTGGTTGTATTAACACCTATTTTTGATGTTGTATGAAGTCCTGTACCACCATTATCAGTAACCCATGCGGTAAATCCATATCCAATGAGATTATCAACTGTATTGGAACTTCCTACCTTTAACTGCCCTACGGTAAGAATACCAGAAACATCGGCACTTGTTGCACTCAGAACTCCGACAGTTCCAATACCTGCATATAATTCGCCAGTGGTTACCAATCCAGTAACTCTAGTATCTCCATGAACGTTGAGCAAATAGTTTTGTGGGACGGAGGTTCCAATTCCCACAAGACCATTTGCATTTACAACGAAGTTATCATTATCAACCTGAAGACCAGTTCTGAAATTAAATGACTTACGAATATTTGCCATTATAGTCTTTTTAGTTATTTATTGGATTCTAATAATGTAATATAATCCAATGTATGGTGGAAGGTTAGCATTGGTCCCAGAAGAACCTGTATTTTCTACTGATACTGTATGTGTATGAGCACCATTATTGTTAATTCCACCACCAGTACTCATATTGTGGCAAGAACCACTGTCACCCCTGTTAGCACAAATACCACCACCATCTCTGATTGGAGTATAATTAAGTGAGTGACTGTGACTTCCTGCACTTGCGGTTGAACCAGTATGTCCGTGCTCAACAACAATGGCATCCGCACTACCACCAGTAGAATTTAGGTTATATGTATCGCCAGCACCAGCAACAAACCTATTTTGCAAGTTTGGAAGATTAAATGTTCCACCAGAACCACCATAAGTGTATCCGATAATATTAAACAAATCAGAATATGTTGATGTACTCAATCCAGCACCATTACATTGTCTCCAGTTTGCAGTTGGCCAAGTATCTGTTGCACCAGGCCACATCATAATACTTCCAATAGGAGAAATATTTGGAACATCCAAATAATTGGCACTAATTCTTCCACTATCTGCTGCAGATCCAGTTAAGTCAAGATTTCCATCAATGGTTGTGTTTGTCTGAATCGCAACACTACTACCAGAAGCAGCATTGATCTTCAAATTACCACTAGTTGAGGTTAATTCACTCGTGGTTCCATTCAGAGTTACTGTTCCAACGGTTGCATTTGCCGCAGTAATTGTTTTACCAACACCAATTCCACCAGAAACTACAAGTGCTCCAGATGTTGGACTTGTAGAATCAGTTTCATTGGTAATCTTATTGACATTAGTAAATCTAGTTTCACCATTAAATGTAACTGGTCCATCAAATTGGGATAATACTTGATTAGAAGGACCAC